TTATAAAAAACCTGATATTAAAGATATAGTGCCTGGAAAAATAGTTCCAGTGTATATAAATTTCAGAGAAGAAAAAGATTTAGCAGGTTTTGCTATGATAAACTACAGAACAAAGTCTCTACAAGAGGAGTTACCTTATGTTAGAGCAGAAATAGGTGGTAAAAATGGTAAATATCAATCCCAATCTGTATTGTGGATTCATAAAAGATTTAATATTACATTTGTTGACCCTTTTGATTATGATCCAAATATGCCTTTTGAAATGAGAATGAAGTATATTCATCAAAAGGGATTTACTACAAATTGGAACATAGCATTCTTTTTAAAAACATCAAGTAACATATATATTAATAAAAAAAACAATATTGTCTAATATGGAAAAAGCTCTCGTAAGTGGCATCATCTACACTGTAAGAAATGATGATAATAGTAATCAAGTACTATTTTTTGATGAGAATGAATATGTAAGAATTCTCTACAAAAAAGAGGGGGAAGAACCTAGTGAGGTATTAGAGTTCTTTACTCATCCAGATGTTGAATTAGATTTTAAATATGATGAAGAAGACATTCTTTTCTCTAAAAAAAGAGAAGAATCCATTATTCAAATGATGAAATCTGAAGACAACAACACCAAATTATTGGCAACAAAATTGATTCAAGTAAAAGAACATAATTAAGATGAAAATATACGATATTGAAACCTATATAGATAGTACTGTAATAGTATTTAAAGAAGTAGGGGGAAAATTATATGATGTATTTGTGGATTCACATTTAGATTATACTAATTTAAAAATCCCTAAATGTACCATACATCCTTTAAAGGAGGTAGGTAAATATGTAGAAAAAGACCCAAAATTAATAGGTTTTAATAATCAATATTTTGACAATCCTATTTTAGAAAAGATTATTAGAGGTATGAATAGCTCTGAGGATATTTACAAGTATTCTCAGAGCATTATTAAATCTAAAAACAGATTTTATCTGGATTTTAGAGATCATCATTTACACTTCAAATATCTGGATTTATTAAAAATAAATCACTATGATAATCCTGCTAGAGCAACAAGTTTAAAAAAGTTAGAATTTAATTACAGAAAAAAGAGAATAGCAGATTTACCATTTGGACATGAAACTAAATTAACTAAACTAATTCAATTAGAAGATTTAATCAGATATTGCTGTTATGACGTAGATGTCACAGAAGACTGTTTTTTAAATACTAAAGAAGCCATATCTTTAAGGGAGACTTTATGTTCTATATATCCTGGAACCAATTTCATGAACTTTTCCAATAGTAAAATTGGAGAAGAACTCAACTTAAGAGATTATTGTAATAGTACAGGAAGAACTCCTTCTGAAGTAAAAGAAAGTAAAAAAATAGATACTAATATTAAAATAGCGTTTAAAGACTGTATTCCAGAATTAGTAGAGTTTAAGACTGAACAATTACAAAATTTTCTTATAAGTTTGAAATCTAAAGTAGTACGTTCTACTAAAGAATTTAAAGAAAAAATAGAATTTTATGGAACTATTTATACTTTTGGGCAGGGAGGTCTTCATTCAGAAGATCCTCCTAGAATATTTAGAAGTTCTGATAAAATGATATTGAAAGACGCAGATATATCTGGTCAGTATCCAACAGAAATAATTAAAAGAGGTCTATACCCTAAACATTTATCTGTAGAATGGTCAAAAAATGCTGAAAAGAAATATTTAGAAAGGATTCATGTACATAAACCTAATAGTAAAACTGATCCTAAAGCTAAAGCTCAGTCTGATGCAATAAAAGAACAACTTAATGCAGGCTTATATGGCAAAACTAATTCTGAGTACTCTTGGCAATATGATCCTGTAGTTACAATGAAAACCACTCTAGGATGTCAAACTACAATGATGATGTTAATAGAAGATCTTGAACTAAGTGGTATACGTGTGCTATCTGTTAATACAGATGGTATAGTATGTTATTTTGAAAGATCTAAATTAGATACTTATTATGACATTTTAGAAAAATGGAAAGAAAAAGTTGGTAACAGTACTTTAGGAGATTTTGAATTTACAGATTATGAGTTATTAGCGCAACTATCAGTAAATGATTATATAGCAAAATCTACTAAGGGAGATATTAAAAGGAAAGGTAGCTTTTTAACATATGAAGATATTAAATCTGGGATGTGGCATAAAGATGCTTCTGGAATGATAATACCTACATCATTAGAAAAGTATTTTATAAATGGAATTCCTGTAGAAGAAACTATTAATAATTGCAATGACATTTTTGAGTTTTGTTATGGTTCTAAAAAACAAAAAGCAGCTAAAAAAGGTAATTTCAAATGGTTGATTTCAGAAACTCAAGATTCTGGTATAATTACTAGTTATTTAAGTGAAGATAGATTTATTAGATATTATATGGGAGGTAAAAGTACTATAAATAAATTATATGAAGATTGGGAAATTAAAAACCTTCCTACTAAAGGTAATCCTGTTACTGTAGCTCAATATTTAAAAAGATCAGAAATAGTAAGACCAGGAGAAGTTATTAGTCCTTATAAGGATTTGAATAAAACATTTTATATACAAGAAGCTTTAGAAATCATAAATCAAATAGAAAAATGAAAAATATTCCAAAACAAGTGCTTACAATTGAAAACTTAATGTATGACATATCAAACTTTAAAGAGGATATAGATTGTATGAAAAAATCAATTACAGAGATTAAACATGATATAAAATATAGATTAGAACAACTTAAAGAAGAGCAAAAGAGGATTCTAATTCGTAAATCAAAATGTAAAGAAAACTTAAAAAAATTAAAAGATATTTCAAAACAATTTGATTTTTTTAAACATTTCCATAATTATGATATACAAGATCATTATTTATGTAAAATAGACAATAAATATTTTATAGGTAAAGTAATTCGTGATAATTTTTTAAATGTAAAGTTAATAGAATTTGAATATTCTGGTACAAAATTTCGTATTTTTAACAACACAAAATTAGATGAAATCATTTTTAAATTCTTAACAGCTAATGATCATTACAGTACTAACTTTATATTTTTAGGTATGGAATTTGTAATAAAATTTAGAACAAATTCGTATTATGCAAAATGTGTTACTGAAGAGCTTTATCTAGGAGATGGTGTTCAATATCTACATCATTCTGTTATAAAATACGTAAATTTGAAAGATTTGGATATTGTATCAATTGATAATTTTGTAGAATTAGGAAACAGTAAAGATCCAGAATCTGTAGCTTTATTTAAAGAATTGTGTAAAAATTACATGAAAGAAAATGGAACTAGAAAGAATAGCAAAAATTGAAGCATTAATAAATGTTAAACATAATTTAGAATATAAAAAAACAAGTTATTCAAGAAATATTCTATATTATAATGATAAAATTAAATCACTAGAAATAGATTTAGAACGAACAGAGAATGAACTATCCTCAATAGAAGATGATCTTGTAAAACAAGATTTATTGATTTCAAAATGGACAAATTTAAAAAATCATAGTAAAAACTTTGTAAAATTTAATCTGGGAGATGAATATTTAATCAAATATCATCGTAGATATACTTTTACAAAAGTTGTCAAAGATGATGTACTAAATGTTAACACAATAAGGATTAGTAAAAGATTACTATTTGCAAATGAAAAATTAGATAATGAAATATATAAAAATTTAATAAGTAAACCATATTCAAAAGGAGTTAAACTTTTTGGTATATCATATAGACTTGATGTAAAAAAAAATGAATTAGTTATTCAAGAGGCAGATCGTTATTCTAAATATGTTCATCATTCTTATGTAAAATATATAAACTTAAAAGACCTAGATATTCCATCTATAGAAAACTTTAAGCAATTAGCAAAATCAAAAGATCCAGAAACAAAAGCCTTGTTTAGAGCATTATGTGAAAGTTATTTATCATGATAATTATTTTTATATTTGTAAAATCCATAGATATACCAAAAATATATTGTATATTTGATAACCCTAGTGGTGAAACAACGACTATAACAGTTTATCAAGAATATTCCACAAAAGATCTCTTCACTTTGAGTAAAATGACAGATTTTGAAAACAATATTGTTTGCACTTCTGTTGTTAAAGGAGCATTTGATAAAATTAAGTTAGATATAGAAATTGGTGATAATATAAAATTAATGAATATATATCAAATGCTATCATCCAATGATAAAAATGCTTCAGAATTAGGAATAATTACTTTAATAGAAGAACTTTTAAATTACCAGTTATGCAAAGAGAAGAAGAACAACAGCCAATTATTGATGAAATAATCAAACAAGATTATCATGGAATAATATATTTGCCCACAGGAACTGGTAAAACTAGAATTTTAATTGAAGCTTTAAAACAATCTTCATTTAAATCTATTTTATGGGTTTGTGCCACAGAACAAGCTAGAGATGTTACACTAGAAAAAGAGTTTAAAATTTGGAAAGCTACAAAGTTGTTTAAGAAAGTTACTGCAATATGTTGGCAATCATTAGGTAAACATAAAGGTAAATATGATATTGTAATACTTGATGAAATACAAAGGATCACACCAAGAAATTCATTATATTTCATAAACAATAATTGTAAAATTATTGGTGCAACAGGTTCAGAACCTAGAGAGCAAATAAAGCAAGACATTTTTAAACAATTAAATTTAGATGTAATCTGGAGATTACACATAGACAATGCTATAGAAAAATCTTTAATAGCAGAATATTTCATTGATATTGTATATGTTGACATTGATCCAATAACTAAGTATGAAGTAAAAGGTAATAAGGGATCTTTTTATAAAACGGAAAAAGAAAGTTATAATTGGTATAGTTACAAAATAGAACAATTAAAAGATAAGGGTAATTATACAGATGCAAAAAAGCTACAACTATCAAGGGCAAGATTCATTTATAATTCAAAAACAAAACTCAGGGCATCGCAATTATTAATGAAAAAATTCTCAGATAATAGAGTTATTTCATTTTCTAAATCTACTGATATAGCAAACATTCTTTCAAAGAATCCTTATCATTCTAAATTAAAAAAAGAAGATCGCAAACTCAATTATGATAAGTTCAATTCTAAAAAAGAAAATCATATATCAACAGTAGAAGCAGCTAATACTAGTCTAAATTTTACAGAAATAGAAATAGCATTTATACAACAGTTAGATTCTAATCCTGGAAACTTTTTACAAAGGATTGGTAGAGCTCTTAGATTTAGAGAAAACTATACTGCAAAAATTGTACTCTTATGTTTAAGAGGTACTCAAGATGAAGTATGGGTCAATAGCTGTATTGAATCTCTGAACTCAGAAAAAATTAATATGTATAATTTTAAAGATTACATTCATGACAAAAGAATTAATACAGTTAATTAAACTTATCCAGACACAAGTAGTTAGTATACTACTTGTGAATGGATATGTGGAATTGATAGACAAGCAAGGGAAGTATTTATTTAATAACATAAGAATAACTACATCTGGTAAAACAACTATTAAAGAGACTAATCTTGTTACAGATTCAGAAGTTCAAACTTACATGAACTTATGGCCAAAAGGTTATAGATCTAATTTAAAAGCTGTAAAGGCTAAGATGGAGAGATTCATGTTAAATAATAAATGTACTTTAAAACAGATTATGCTAGCAGCAGAAACTTATATAAGAGATAAAGGTACTCCATATCATGGGAAAGCTGACTATTTCTTTTATAAGGAAGAAAATGGTGTAGAAACTTCTAGATGTGAAGAATATTTAGAAGATGAAAATTTTGAAGAAGAAATAGACTATAGAAGACAGGTGACATAATGGGATTTGTAGAAAATTTAGATAAAGGTATAGAAAAGGGTCTAAAAGGACTCAATAAGGGGATACCAGGTGGATTACCAAGATTTGATAAGAAAATCTTTAATATCCAACCTGGAAAACAAGTTTCAATAGTAGGCGCACCAAAATCTGGGAAAACATACTTCATGTTATGGAGATATGTATTTAGACCTTGGATAGCAGGTGAGAGAAATATCAAATGGATTTTATATTCATTAGAAGTAGATTCTCAACAAGTGGCGGCAAGATTAGCGGGTATGTTTATATATCATTATTATAAACGTAAAATTGATCCTAATAAACTATTAGGATTTGGGGAAGATCAGTTATCAGACGTAGAACAGGAAATTTATAAAAAAGTCAGAGAAGAACATTTAGTACCTCTTCAAAAGCAATTGAAAATAATTGAAGATAAGAATGACAGTAATCCTACTGCTATATATAAAGCAGCATTAACATATGCATCAAAACATGGAACTTTTGAAGAAGAAGAATATTCTACTACTGATGAAAAAAATCAACCAATTAAAAAAAAGAGAAGAGTAGGTTATACACCTAATGACCCAGATGAAAAAATCTTTATAATGATAGATACTCTGGGCTTAATGAAGAGAGAAAGAAATTTCTCTAAAAAAGAAAACATGGATAAATGGTTAGATGAATATGCAATAGAGTTAAGAAATCTATTGAGATACACTATAATCAATTGCCATCATTTAAATAGAAACTTAAGTGCACCAGAAAGAAAGAAATTATCAGGAGAAGATTTACAACCAGAGCTGGAAGATATCAAAGATACTTCAGCAATAGGTGAATCTTCAGACATGGTAATTGGTATTTTTAATCCTAACGTGCACGCAGAAATAAAGGTTCATCAAGGCTATCATGTTCCAAAATTTAATGGATATTATAGAAGTATTCACGTAATGGCTTCTAGGTATACTCCATCACCAATAAATTCAGCTTTATTATTTGATTTTGAAACTGGTGCATGGCAAGAACTACCTCCGCCAACAGATACTACTGCTTTGGAACCATTTTATAAAATGTTAAATAGTTAAAAATGACAAAAATAAGATCAGTTTGCATAGATACTTTGACTGCTTTACAGATAGCAGAATATATGAGAGAAAGTAAAAAACCTAACCACGACAAATGGATGGATTATGGAAAGTCTATATATAATTTTATAGATGATCTTCAAGCTTTAGGTTTTGAATCAATTTTAATACTTGGAGAACCTGGTACAGGTAAAAGTTCTGGAATGAGGACTTTACTACCAAATACTAATATTTGGTATAATGCAGATAATAAAAATCCTGTATGGGCAGGAGGAACTGCAGAATATGGTAAGAAGACAAATCCTAGAAATAATTACCATATTATCCCTAAAAGTTATGAAGAAATTATATCTCATATCTCTGGAGGAATAAAAGCAGGTGTTTTTGAAGAAGAAAGATTTGCATTTCTTACAGGCCATGTAGAAACATTTAGGTCTGGTACTGAAAACAAAGAAAGACTGAAATTACTAGGTAATGTGGCTACTAAAATGCAGTTAGAAGGACGCTTAGAGACAGTAATGTACTCAAAAGTAGAAAAAGAGGATGGTAAAATTAAGTATTTACTAGAGAGCCAAAATAATGGTTATAATACAGCAAGAAGCCCTATGAATGTATTTGAACCAACAATAGAGAATGATTATCAACATATAATAGATAAGCTGTTAGCAGGTTTTTAACAAAAGATTAACAAATAATAATTAGAGATAGTTAATTTTTATTTGTATATTTGTATTATTGTTTAACAACTAAATTAAGTAAAGATGAGTATGTACGGTTTATCAAATGTTGAGTCTAATAGAACTCCATTTCCTCTCTCAAACGGTGTAACTAACGTAGAATTAAAATCTTGTTCATATGTGGATGGTGGAAGCTGGGAAGCTATAGATTTTGTTTATGGGAGGACTACTGATGAAGGAGAGAGTATTTTAAAGGACAGGATGTTTGCCATAAATGAGGCAAATATTTCTCCAAGTTCATTTGTAGAAAATGACACTAAGGAAGCTGCTATAGATAGGGAAGCTAAAAGGTTAAATACCAGGCTTAAGCACATTGCTACAAAGTTCAGTATTAGCCCTAACACCTTATTATCTATTACTGGTAAAAATTTTAGAGAATATGCGGAAGCATACTGTAAAATTGTAAACGCACATTGTAAAGGAGTAAAACTTTACTGTAAAACAGTAAAAGATGCTTCTGGATATGTGAAAGTAGCTAAATACCCTAATTTTTTACAAAGGATGGATTCTGGAGAGTGTGAATTAAAATACACAGAGAGGGAGTTAGCAGCTAATGTATCTAATAGCCCTACAAATGGTGCTGTTAGAGAAACTAGGAGTGTAGATTCTGCAGATTCGTGGACTAAATAAGTAAGATAATTTAGTTTGTTTTATTTGAGAGAGAGGTAGGAAACTACCTCTCTCTTTTTTTACCTAAAATTGAATAAAATGATACAAAAAACGGAACAAGTATACAAAACTCTAATTGTAAAATTAGGAGATAGTTTAAAACTGATAAGATGCGATGATTTCTTACAAAAAGAAAAGGAATATAAGGATATACCATTTCCTCCAGAAATAACTGATGAAGTTCATTTAAATTGGTTAGAAAATAACTCCCCAATATTAAATATCAGAAGAAGTTTCTATGATATGATAGATTCTGAAGATGAGGATACTCAAAATGTAGCAAAAGATTGTATTCACGGTATGCTTAAACAACATTTAACAGATTATGTATTCAATATCTAATTCACAAATTACTGATCTAAAAGATCTAAATACTTTCATATCTGATGAAGAAATATTATTAAAATATTTTGGAGAATATGAACTTGACAAACATTATCTATGCCCATTTGTGGAAGAAACTGTACCATCCTTTATTATATCTTATTATAATAACAGGTTAGTATGGAGAAGATTTGGTTTATATGATAGACCTATGAGCGCAATAGATTTTGTCATGGTAAAGTTCAATTTAAGTTTTAAAGACGCTATAAATAAATGTTTTAAAGAAATTAATGTAGATAATACTGAAATTTTAAAGACTATTACTATACCTGTAGAAACTTCTAAGACATGTGGTATAAATTATGTAGAAGATTGGTATCCTTGGGAACTAGATTATTGGAAAGATTATCATTTTGATAAAAAAATATTAAAAAAATACGAAATATATCCTTGTACAGGATATTGGATAAATCAATTTAGGTGGCATTATTCTAAAAAGAATGATCCTTTATTTGTATATATGCATGGATTAAATTCCTGGACAGGTTATAGACCCTTAGCCAAAAATAAGTTAGATAAATTTAGGAAACATAATATTAAAAATCACATTATGGGAATGGAAAATCTTCCTAACGAGGGAGATTTGCTTTTCATTACAAAATCTTATAAAGATTTGATAACTTTAAATTTAATAGGTTTAAATGCTATTGCAGTACATACTGAAAGAGTTTACATAGATCATAATATTATTACCAACTTAAAAAAACGCTTTAAACACATATATGTGGTATTTGATAATGATAAGACAGGTATTGATGCAAGTATGTTTTTTACTAAGGAATATGGGTTAAATTATTATAACATTCCTTCAAATTGTATAGGATGTAAAGACCCTGCTGATCTAAGTAAAATCCAAGGATTAGATGCATTAGAGAAATCTATTAAAGAAAAATTAAAAAGAGATAATATATTATGAAAATATTAAAAAATTCAGATATAAAGAAATTAGAAATTAAAGATGCTTTATTAACTGATGTGTATTTTATTAGAGGACAATCTAGAACTAGATTCTTAGGTATATTAGGTCAAGTTAATAGATCATATTCGTTAAAGGGTATAGGATATATGCATCTGAATAATACTTATGAATTTTATGATAATATAGATATAGTAAATCACATGAAATTACGTTGTTTTTTAAATTTATCAAAAGTACAACGAGAAGGTGTTTTACCCTATAAAGATATTCAAGAACTTATATCAATGTATACTTCACCAGATCAAGGTATAAGAGATGTATTGGAAGAATGCTTAATTCAAATTTTCAGAGAAAAATATAAAGGTAGATATGATTTCATATACTAGTTTATTACAAAAATGGTATCCGTATTTTGTAAAATGGAAAATGTTAGGAATATTAGATGATGTAATAGATAGATTAAATATCTTATATAAAGATTGTACAGTATATCCTGAAAAACAAAAAGTGTTTAGAATATTTCAAGAAATTCCTCCTGAAAATGTTAAAGTAGTATTTTTAGGTCAAGATCCTTATCCAGGATACTACAAAGGATCTCCTTCAGCATGTGGGAGAGCTTTTGCTACTGAAAATGGATATTTAAATCCCAGCTTAAAAAATATGTTTAAAGAACTTGCTGATGATGTAGGTGTTAATTTAAATATTCCAATGGATTATTCATTACAAACTTGGGTAGATAGTGGAGTATTTCTTTTAAATACAGCCTTAACTGTAGAAATGGGTATGCCAGGAGCACATTTAAAACTTTGGGAAAACTTTTCAAAAGAATTTATAACGAATTTTTCAAAAGATTTTAATGTAGTTTGGGTATTATTAGGAGGGAAAGCTCAACAATGGGATAAGTATATTTTAAACGGAGAAGTTATTACCGCTGCTCATCCTTCACCTTTAGCTGGAGGTAAATTCTTTGGGTCTAAAATATTTTCAAAAATAAACAATTTTAAAGAAATAAAATGGCAATAATAAAATACGAGATAGATATATATGAAGATCTATTGGTAACTGCAAAAAAGTTAATGTGGAAACAGCCTTTAATGGGATTTTTCCTAGCAACATTACATAAGAAAGTTATATACAAAGGGGATCCAGAAGAAAAGGATATAAAAACTGCTGCAGTAGGAAAATCTAAAGGAGACTTAAATTATAGTCTATATGTTAATGCAGAATTCTGGAAAGATTTAACAGACTTACAAAAACAAGATGTTTTATTACATGAGTTAAATCACATATGTTATTTTCATCCAACAATGTCTAAGTCTTTTTCTCAAAAAGAACTCTTTAATATAGCAGCTGATATAGAAATCAATCAACATCTGCCAAATCTTCCAGATAATGATATGCCTTTAGACAAGTATGTGGAATGGATAGAAGCTCACAAAAAAGAAATCCAAGAAGGTAAAATTGTAGCTCCTGCAAGATTTTGCAGATTAGAAGATTATGGTTTCAAAAAAGAAGCCGATGACTTCAAAGGTACTAGATATTACTATGATAGACTAATGGCCATAATAAATGATCAGAAAAATCAATCTCCAATGGCTAAAAGTTTAAGGCAAATGGTAGCTTCTATGGGTGAAGAAAATAGTCCATACCCTTGCTCTCATAATACATGGAAGAATTTTGAAGAAGATAGTGATATAGAAAGTGAATTAATAGACGAAAATGTTAAAAGTCTTCTTAAAAGAATCATGTTAGAAAATGAACATCAAAGATCTCAACTTATTGGTAGTTTACCAGGATATTTGAGAAATTTGATAGAAGATCTTCTTAAAGAAAGACCACCTATATTTAACTGGAAATTATATGTAAGAAGATTTGTTGCAAAATCTATAGATTCTTATGTAAGAACTACAAGAAGTAAACCTAATAAAAGATTAGATGAAGAAATGCCCACTATTAAAATTATTGAAAAATATTGTTTATTAATGGGTGTAGATACATCAGGTAGCATGAGTAATGAAGATATAGCTCAGTGTTTTACTGAAATACATCATGTATATAAAACAGGTAATACTGTATTGGTGGCAGAATGTGATGCTGCATTAGATAAAAACAATGATGTATACAAATACACTGGTAAGTATCCTACAAAAAGATTAGGTTTAAGTGGAGGAGGAGGTACAAACATGGACCCTGTATTAGCATACGCTAATGAAAATGTTAATTCACTAACATGTTTAATACACATAACTGATGGTTATATACCAATTCCAAAAGTTAAATGTAAAGTTCCTACTTTAATAATAATTACACCAGATGGTGCAAATCCTGAAGATTTGATTAAAGGAGGTTTGAAATATCCTGTAATTAAAATGAATAGAGATTGTTAATGAAACTAGATCATTACGAAAGAGGTGATATTATTTTATTTTATGACGATGAATGTAACTCATTAATATATTATTATGACAAGGTAACAAAAGATAAATCTAATGAATTATTATTGCATTTAATAGATTTTAAAGACAAGAGTTCAGTTTCATTTAAGAAATGTTACAAATATGATGATTTATTCATAAATAGTTTAAATCTTACATATTTAATTAATAATAATTATATACAAGAAAATATAATAAGTTTAGTATCATCACCAGATAAAGAGATGCAAAGATTAGGAGTAGAAATATTAAAAAATTCAATAAACAAATATAATATTTAAAATTTATGGCAAGTAAAGTTAAACAAGAAAAAGTATTTTTGAAACCTTCAGAGGTTAAGTTAAAAGTATTAGAATTTATAGAATCTAATACTCAATTAGAAAAAAGAGGATTATTAAAAAATGCTTTATCTTTTGTAGGAGAACCTGGTATTGCTAAAACATCATCTGTTTTGCAAGTATGCCAAGAGAATAACATAGGAATAGAAAAAGTCAATATGGCGAATATTGATGACCTTGGAGAAATCACAGGATATCCTATGAAAGAATATGAAATGAAAAAGAATAGTGATATCCAATGGGCTAATGATAAAAATCATGAAAGCTTTTTGAGACTTGGTTATCTTGATACAGGTTCTACAAGAACAGGATATGCAGAACCTAAATGGGTTAATAGTCTTAGGAATTATGAAAAAAGTGTATTATTACTTGATGATTCTTTGAGAAGTCAACCTAGGTTTATCAATGCCTTAATGGATCTTATTCAGAGAGGTGAGTATTATGGTTGGAAATTGCCAAAAGGATGCACTGTCATTATGACAAATAATCCTTCTGATGGAGATTTTCAGGTAGCTCAAGAAGATAGTGCTCATATTAGTAGATATTTCACTTTCCATGTAAAATATTGTGAAAAATCTTGGGCAGAACAAGCTCAAAAAGAAAATCTTCATGGAGCGTTTATAAACTTTATATTGAAACACCACTCAGAGTTATTTGCTTTACAAGATGAAAAGAACCCTTCTTTAGGGATGATGTCCATGCCTAGACAATGGAGTATGTTATTTTCATCTATAAATCATTTACCTGAATTTACTTCTCCGAAAAGTCAACAGATTATTTTACAAAATGGGAAGGCAATTTTACCTTCAAATTTAGTACAAATTTTCACAACTTTTTTACATGCTAAAGAATGGGATATTGTTGAACCAGATGAAATCTTCAATAATAAAATTAAAGACGAAGAAGTAGTGTCAATGTTAAAAAAGAGTGTGGGAGAACCAAAAGCTGGTACATTCAGAAATGATGTAGCATCTATTTTGTCAATGCGTATTACTAACTATTTAGTACATCTTGCTAGTACAAATCCTATTGACTCTTTCTTGACAGGAAGGTTAAAACTGATAATGGAAAACAAAATCTTAGGGTCAGATTTGGATTTCAAATTGATCAAAGATATGTATTCTAGAAATCGTGATAAGTTTAAAGGTTTATTATCTGAAAAGTTTTTCAGAGATCAAATAATTCAAGGATAATATGGTACAGGAATTAGACGTTAAAGTTTATAATGGTTATGGTATTTCAAATGATGTAGAAAGTGTAAAGTTAATCAGAAAATCTGAATTAAAAACAAAACTGGATAGTTTGCAAATAGTTAAAACTATTAAAGATAAAAGTAACGTATTTTTTCTAGATAATGTTGTATTCCCTAGGCAAACGCTTAGGGAATATGGCAAATCTAGAGGTATAAATATAGTTAGAAAAGTAGAAACAGCAGATTATCTTGTTATTAAAAATAATGATATAAATAACTACATTAAATCATATAGACAATATGGTTTATTTAAAAATATACATACGGGTGAATTACTTTTAAATCTTTCTTGGGATCAACAGGCTACTCATAGAATATTCAATGATTATAGTATGATAGCTAATGATTATTGTAATATAATTGATTCATTAGTTGATGATATCAATAATTTATTTACAATAAATAAACCTATTATTGATCAAGAAAGTTTAAATAATCAATGTTTAAATAGTACAATAATTGATTACAAAAATTATCTCAATTATGTTTCAATGCTAAATAGCACTGATCAGATTGTAAAGGATATGGCTATAAGACTGATATCAATGTGTAACAGGGATGCCTCAGAATTTTATATAGCGTGCTTATATAATAAATTTAAACAAGATTTTTTTAATAGTAAAGAATGGAATTCTGTAAATTTGAGATCTTTTAGAATATATGTAGAAAGTAAAAGTTGGGGCCGTACTAGAATGGATAATGAACTAAGTGTATTAAGATTTTTTATTGATGGAAACTATAAATTTAAAATAGATTCTGTATTTTTTCATAAAATGGTAGAAGAAGATTTTAATAAGATTTCAAACGGCATTTTAAGAATCTTAGATAAAGTAGCTGAAACTGAAATGGTATTAAAATATAATATTAAACCAAGCATTAAAATAATAGAATTTGAAAATGAAGAACCAAGTGGAACAATCAAAAGAATCAGTGAAAAAAATTCCCAGATCGGGAAAGAAGAATAGGACTAAAGGACATGGTTATGAAATTAAAATATCTAACATGTTAAAAGATCTAGGTTTAGTTAAAACCAAAACATCAAGGGCTGCATCAAAATTGTATGATGATTGCGGTATTGATCATTGGGGTGCAATACTTCCTACTGGTGATTTAATATTAACACAGTGTAAATCTGGATATAAAAATTCTAGACCAAAAGCAGATGTAGAGTTTAAAAACCAAATAGAGAAAATGAAAACTCATTTTCCCAAAGGTAGTAAGGAATTAGATTCTAATAATATGCAAATATTATTTCATAAAATAGATGATTATAGACCTGAAAATCATTTAGTAACTATGAAATATGATGATTTTGTTAAACTGTTAAAAACTTTCATAGATGCACATAATTAAAAGACTGTATAAATACTGGAATTTGAGATCAGGTGTTATTGTAATGGTAACTCCAGAAGAAGAGTTATATTTTATTGAAATTAAAGGGGTATTTTTATTTAAACTAATTTCTTTAATATTTCTAAAAGGCGATTATTCAGATTACAAATTTGCATATACAGATAATTGGGCCCGTATAAATAGATTTTGTGAATATAAGAATTCAGAGGATCCAGATGTACAAGAAATGTTTAAAAACTGCATAAAACATGAACTAGATGATTAGAAAAATATGGAAAAAATTTAATGTAAGTACAGTTATGATTTTACCCTTATTTTGGAATGCTACTGAACATATAATAGCAAAAAAATCTAAAGTTAGATTCCCATTTGTACAGTTGTGCATAGAGTATGGATTAATAAATACATATCTATATAAAAATGGTAAGTATGATAATAAATTATACTTAGAATTTGACAAAGAAGAGTTTACCAAGGATAAAAAATTAACTACAAGCCCATATACATCTATATTAGAATTGCTTATTAATTATAATATGTATGCTGGACTAGAGATGACTAATGATACAGTGCTGATAGCTTTACATATTCCTGTAGAATTTAGAGAAGATATTAAAATTATCGAAGATTCTAAATACTCTAAATTATCAGATGAATATAAATCAGAGCTTCATATAAAACAAAACTCTGTACCATTAACAAAAAATGAATTTGCAATGTATGTTGCAAGCAAGAACTTAGGATATGCTATTTCAATGAAATCTGATAATATCAAGAAAGAAATTGAAAAAGAGCTCAAAATGACTATAACGAGGGATGATGAATATTACGAAAGATTCAATAAAGTTAAAGAAAATTACGTAAATTGAGATGAAAAAAAAGAAAAAAACAAGTAAGAACAATGTGTTACCAATTATATTAAATAAGAAAGGTAATAAAAATGATGCAGGTAAACCTCCTGTAACCCAGTTACTGAGGCAATTCCCTTCTGCTATTAAATATGTATCTAAATGTTCTGAATATGGACATAAAGAATATGGGGAAAAAGAGAATGAAGAGTTATGGGACAATTGGAGATATGTAGAAGAAGCTAAGTTTAGATATAAACAAGCTGCGGGAAGACATTTTCTAGAAGAAAATGGTAAGTTTGATGAAGGAAGTGGTTTATATCATATAGCACATTGCATATGGAATTTATTAGCAGAATTGCAATTTCAATTAGAAGAAGATTTTCAAAAAAATATAAAAAATGAAGGACATAAATTTGATATTAAAGAACGTTAAGTTTGCTTCTTTCAGAAGTAACGCAGATGGTAGTATTAGAATATCATTTGATACACAAGAACTTTCAGTAGAAGATACTAGGAAATTAATCTCCTTATATAAGGAAAAAGAATGTAGTGTAAATGTGGGCAGTGGTGAAATATTTGATACAGGTGTAGAATTTTTGGCAAGCATTGAAAATCTTGCACCTGATCAGTTAAAAGCTTTTTTAAAACATGCTGAAGAAGATTAAGTGAAAAGTTACACAAAAACTTTTTTAGAATATATGGAGAAAATTCATAATATTCTTCCTCATGAACTATTATGTGAAGTATGTCAGCAAAAAGCTGTTGACATACATCACATTTTAGGAAAAGGTAAATATCCAGAATTGACAAATGATGTTAATAATTTAATAGCACTATGTAGAAAATGTCATGATAAATATGGACAGAAAAAGCAATATGTGGAATATTTACAATCTATAATTAAAAAAAGATGAAAACGATAGTTTCAAGGATACGTGTACATAAAACTTATTCGCATATTAATAGCTCTCATAAGTATTTCATTAATATTAATGTTAATGAACCTATTATAGAAGACGAAGGTTTTTTTGATTTATCAATAGTTGAATCAATAGTGCAAAGTTTAATAACTAAATATCATAATATTTAATAAATAATGAAGAAATATTTGATAACTTATAAAAGACGTTATATTAAGTCTTTTGATCTTTATAATTACGAGCTTTATCATGATAAATTATACTCTAGTATTGTAATATTATCTATAGAACGTGAAATTTTAGCACTTGAAAGACAGTTTTATGCGATTAAAAATAATAAATCATAGACATTACTATTATAATCATACATATATGTATGAACTTCGTAGTTGGACAGGAAATAAATTAAATAGTTCATTCTCTATCATATGGATAGAAGAATATATTAAATATCTAAAGGAAAATGAAATTTAAAATATGTAATTTTAAAATAGCAGATATAATTTATGGAAAGTATAGATATAAATTGCATAAGGATCATGAAGTTGGTCATAATTTACGCCAAATTGAAGGTGTAATCATTATACTAACTAACTGTTTTAAATAAAAGTTCAATAATGAAATTAAAAATTACTAATGAAAAAATAGATAAATGTTATTTATATACTGTACATTTACCAAATGGAGAAACGTATAGATATGATATATTATTTTTAATAGGTTGTTGGTTTAAATTTTACGCTGATGAAATACACAATAAAATGGGTTGCTAAAGGGAATTATTATGTATTACTAAAAGGTTCCAGAACAATTTTTGGTGCAGGAAACTTGTTTTATTTAGAACATCTTTTTATACTATTTCATGAGAATCCTTCTTAAAAATCATAGATTAAGTAAATCAATTTATACATATAAAATTGAAAATGTAGATTATAGTAGATTTATTATGTCTATACATTTATGCAATATAGAAAGTCAAATAAAAATTCATGAAAACAAAAATTCTAATAAAAAGAACAATTAATTCTCGTTACTATATAACTAATAGTAAAAATTTTATGACATATGGTTATTATATTAATCTGAAATCAGTAGAACACGTTATAGAAAATTATTTTATATGAAAATAATAATAAAATGTGATCTTACTAGAAGAATTAAAATCTACCAGCGTTTACGTAAATGCTATCATATTAGAAGTTTTTCTTCTTTGCTGCAAATAGAAAAATTTATTAAAAATGAAAATTATCATACATAAAACAATGAAAGGTTGTAAAGAAACTATTAGAATTAATTATATCTATACTGTTAATAGTATAACACTAGGTAATTACATATTTCTTTCAACTTTAGAAAAAAGACTAAAAGAATAAATAGGATAAGAAATATTAAATGAAAATTATAATAAGAAATAAGAAGGATTCTTCTTATACCGTGAGTAAATATAAATACAAATATTATATGTATAATAACGATAAAACTTGGGTTTATTGGCTATATCTTATAGAAGGTTATATTAAACATATGAAAAAATATGAAAAGATTAAAATTAAAAATAATTAAAAGTAGTGAAAACGTATTAAAATGGAATATATTTTATATTATACCTCTTTCACACAAACATTATCTGAGAAAAAAATATCGTGTAAGTGGATATTTCATACAAGATATAGAAAAATATATTAAAAATAGCTTCAATTAAAATAGTATCTATAAAGGGCGGAGATTGTAAATATAGAATAGAAGTATATAATAAAAAAGTTTTAAAATATGCAATTAGATTTACTACATTTGAACGTGTACATTCCTATGTAACTTATTTTTATGAAAATTATACTAAAAAATGATAACAATTAAATTAAACAGACAATTGCAGTCAAAATATGTAGTTATTTGTACATATCCTGATAACACTGTTCAAAATTTTCCAATGAGAGAGTTGCTGCAAGCAGAATGGTTTATAGAAGAAAGATCTAAAATTTATGGACGACTTTTTAGTTGAATTTATGAAAAAGTATATTATAACAAATCATAGAATACATAGTTTAGAGATAATTATATATGACCTATATGTATATATAGATACCACAGTTACTAATTATGAGGGTTGGAGCAGTTTAAAGCATTTAGAAGATATTATAATCTCGTATAAATAAAATGAAACCTAAAAAATACATATTGAAAAATAAACGTACTTCAAATATTGAATTTATACATTTTAATACATATAAACTTAGAATAAAATATCAATATTATGTAGCAAATCTTTTTAACAGTTACATTAGTGGGATACAAGAGGGTATGAGACATTATGACATCAACCATCCTGAAAAAACAATATTATCTGAAATAAATGAAATATATATTTAAAAATCACCGAAACCCTCATTATAAGTATGTGTATTCTATAGTAGGTACAACTTCATTGTATATACATATACATAATATAGAATATATAATTAAATGTTAAACATTATATAAGTGGTCATATCAAGACTTAAAAAAAGAAAATTATAGTATGAAATATAAAATTCAATATTATAAAAGATATAAGCTATATTCTTTATATGTTTTATATAAAGTTGCAGATAACAGAGTAACTGCAAACATGTTCCATACACTGAAAGAAATTGAACGTCATATATGAAATTTAAAATTACAAAATACAAGAATCATCGAAATGATGATAGACACATATTATCTTACAATAATATTGATTACATTGAACTATTTATGTTACATAACATAGAAGATCATATAATTGAAATTTCTAAAAATGAAATATATACTTAAAAATTGTAAAAATGCTGATGGAGATTGGATGTACTTTATAACAAATTCCTATTTAGATAATGATGAATATATGGAATTTTTAAACTATTACTATCTTGAAAATCTTGAGTACTGTCTTTTAAAATATTATTATGAAAATAAAACTAGTTATAAATAATAAACCTTTTCCAGCTCCGCTTTCTTATTTTAATGCATTTTCACTGAAAGTAAAAGGGAAAATTACAGTGTTAAATTGGGAATTCAATATAAAAGATATTGAAAATCAAATACAAAGAGATACTTATGCGATATACTATAAAAAATAGAAAAGAACTTCGTTATCATAATTCTGATACGCATTTTTACATATATCATGTAACAAATTTTTATTTAAATTCATATGAATATATTTCACTCAGTACTTTAGAAAATTTATTTATAAGATGAATTATAAAAAGATATTTATTATAAAAAGACTAACATATCATGATGGGTTTGACACATTAACATTATTGTTTAAATCAGATGGTGCATATAGATATATAAATTGGAAATTTACTATTAATGAAATTGAAAAACTTATATAATATGTTTAAAATAAAAATGATTAATACTAGAGCAGAAGGATTTCGATGCTCTATTCATTATAATCATGAAGAACTCCTTATTCTTGGTAGCGAGTATACTAATAAAGTAACACACGGCACTAGTCTTATCTTTGATATTATAGAATATAGATTAGTTAATAGATATAGAATTAATTAATATAAAATAATTAAAATGTATATCATACGTAAAAATACACTAACTAAATTTGGTTATACACTAATTAAAAAATCAAATAATTTCCATAAAGCATGGTCAGGTATATCTTTAAGATATGCAGAATCTATTATATCACATAATAAATTATGAGAAAATGAAAAATAAAATATTTACTCTAAGAAAACCATTGTTTAATCATCATTTTATAGTTCTTATTTTATACAATCCTACAAGAGTTCTTCAAGGAGATATTGAAACATTAGAAAAACTTATAGTACATTATTATCATGAACGTAATCCATAAAAGTTTATCATCAGATATATATGAATTAAAGTCTACTAGAAATAATATTACAATGCCATACAAAACTATTATACCTACTCTTGAAAAAGTTAAAGTTTATGAAATATATATTAATAATGGGAAAGATTTACTTGAAATAGGGTACGAAATATCCTATGTGGAATATCATTTAAAATTACTTCTTAAATCAAATAAAATATGAAATGCATTTTTAAAAATGTAAAAGGGAAAGGTTACTATAGTTATTTTATTACTAATTTATATACTATTTTATATCCCAGAGACGTACTTGTTGATCCATCTAGTGGAACTTATATGCAGATATCTTCTTTAGAAGAATTAGTAGATTTTCACAAACAGATTTAAAGAATGGTTTAAAGAATGGAAAATAATAAAATCAAAATAATCAAGCATTCTTCTGGATATACCCTCTTTCCAAAACCTTTAAGATTTGATATATATGAAAATTTTTGTGTAATGTTAACAGGAACTTCTGATCTTAACATCAAAGATGTAGAAAGATTTATAAAAACTATGTAAAATAATTATAATATGAAAATAGAAAAATACATTGAAATTTTAGAAAAATTAAAATCTAAAATTATACCTATGACAGGGTATAAAGAATTAAATTACAACTCTAAATGTTTAGCAATAGAGAAGTTTAATTATCTGGTTACAGATAAAACATATGATAAAATATGTAAAAAATTACATAAAGAATTCGTAAAAGAATTAGAACTAGATGAGCAAAGAAGTTCTGAAGAATATGTAACTATTCAGAAACTAGTATCTCAAAAGATAAAAGTTGGCACTCAAGAAGAAGTTAGTAAAAACTTAGAAATAAATAAAATTATAACTTAATTTTCTTCTTTGTTAGATTTTTTATCAGGAAGGGCTATCATTGATTTAGATTCAGGATAATCAGTAGTACTTTTTGCTATAGGGAGTGCTGCAAGTTTTCCAACCATTTTAGCAACAAAACCTAAAGGAAAATTTGCAACACTATACCATTCTGTATCATTTATTAACTGGTTCTTAATATAAGTATTCTTTCCTGATATACTTGTTGCAATTGAAGTCTTTTCTTTACCTAAAGCTTCATTTATATAACCTCCATACAAGTTTTCAAACCAACCTCTTACAAGAGGTATAGATTTAATGAAGTCCTTTTGAGTTTTTGAATATCCAGCATACATTCCAGATTTTACTTCAGTAGAACCAAACATTACTTCTGAAGCAATTACAAAAGGTAATGTGAATATATTGGCAAAATTCTTAAGTTCTTCTGCACCAGAAATAGGTTCATTTATATACCTAAGAATATCAGATGCTGATACTCTAGATTCTTGTTCCATCAATGCTCTTGTAGATAAATATACAAGATATTTTGTCCAAGGATCTTCATCATCGTCATCTCCTAGTATCATAGCATTAAGTACATAAGCTAACATAAATGTCATACTTGTAGCTGCAGCCATAAGGCTTACTCTATAAAAACCTTCTTTAACTTCAGGTTCTGCATCTGTAAGCTTATCTCTTAATTCTACCCATTTCATAGGATTTAACAATTGGATAACATTTCCATCAAAAGGATCTAAAAATGCCTTCCAATAACCTATTTCTTTCTCTTGAGTACCATAATTAAATTGCTTACTTTTAAACCCTCTTTCTAACATTTGAAATAACCATCCAGTGTTAATAGTACTAAACTGGAGCATTACATCATTATATGCTTGACCTTTATCAACATCCAAAGGTACACTATCTAACCTTGAAGCTATGATTTTTACTCTATTTTTGTAAAAAGCTATAGCTTCAGGTGTGACATAACTCTTATATGCCACTTTGCCGTTATTGCCATCCATGCCGTCATATAAAGTAGGTGCACTATCAAATTCATCAACATTACGGTTAGGATTCTGCTTAACAAACAGATCCCAGGATTGCTTAGTATAAAAATTACCGTCTATAAACCTAATATTATGAGCAGTAGCAATTAATGCTTCATATTTCAAGGCAACGTCAGCAAGTCTCCATCCTCCCCAATCTACCATATTTTTATTAAATCTTAGAATCTTATTTCTATTAGTATCTTGAAAATTACGTTCAATACTGTCCACAAGTCCTATGTCTTGAGCAATTATTGATATTTTAGACTGTTTAATAGGAGAATTTAGATCCTTGATTACATCAGCAGAATGCTTTATAAAGAATTCCTTTTTAGCAAAGAGATTAGATTCTTTAGTATTATATTTACCTAATATAGATTCTATAGTGTTCTCAATCTGACCAGATATGTAACCTGTAATCATTGAAGGGATATTTCCTAATAATCTTTGATTTATTGTATACTTTTTAAGTGTAGAAGCAAATTTATGAAAAGCGCTTAAATGACCACCTTTATTAAACATTTCACCTTGAATAATAACCTTCTTCATATGCTCAAGCTTATGCAAAAGATAATCTTCAACCTCATCCTTACTCTTAAAGATATCAAAGATCTTATATAACCCCCCTTTTGGAACATGTGAGTCCTCTCTTTCTGTATGTTTAGCGGCTTCTATTATACCATTTAACTCTGGAAGAACTTCCATGAATTCTCCATAATGATTAGACATTTCTGTGAACATAGATATACTTTTCACTAAATCCAAAGAAATGTTATCAGCTTCTTCTAATTTAGACAAAAATCTAATCCTTGGTCTATCTATAATTTCACTTTTTGTAGCAACTTCTATCCTATCAGCATATAACAGATCATCCTCTTTTACAGTGAAAGTATCTGTAAATTTATCATATAAACCAGCACCTTTATTCTTTTGATATAAGATGTCCATATAAGACCTAGAAATCTGCGGTAAACGATTTACTAATTCATATGAGTAATTAAGTGGAAGTCTTTCTTGCGCCTTCTGATGAGCTTCCTTTAAAGCCTCAAGTACACTCAGAGCTTCAGGATTAGAAGTCTTAAGATTATTATACTGAGAACTTCTATAATCATTAGTTGGTATAGCAGCTCCAGTAATAGGATTTATGTTAGTAGAACCATCTGAGGGTACAGATAACTCCCCTGTATAATAAGTAACTGTATAAGTTACATCATCTTCAATAATCTCTTTTACATGTACATTCTTGGCTAACCAGTGTTTAAACTGAGTTTTGCTCATGGAAGCTTGTCTTTTTGCTATAATATTAGTAGCATCAGGATGAGCCATTGTATTTTTACTATACCAATCTGACCAAAGCTTATTATAAGTCTTTTCTAGCTCTTTAATATGCTTACCTAGAGGAGTTGTAGGATTATTATATCCAAATAACTCATCAATTTTCTTCTGTTCTGAAGGTATTTTTACATTGAATCCAGCTTTCCTAGATATATCTTCTATCTTTTTGATTATATTTAAGGACCCTTCTTCTCTAGCTTTATTCCATTTTGTTATATTAAATGGATTTAACCAGTAATGAGTAGGTTTACCATTCTCATCAAGCTCTTGGAATTCTCTAGCATCATACTTTTTACCAGCAATTTTCTGTAAAAGATCTATAGATGATGAATTAGTTTTAGAATGGATAACATTTAGTACATCCATTAACTTTTTATTATAAATACCCAATAAGTCTTCTTTAGCATTTTGTGCAGCGCCCCACTTGAAATTTAATATACCTATATTATATAGTTTAATGGTATCCTGACTAATCCTTCTCTCCAAATCAGGATTTATTCCTACATATTGTTTAAATAAGTTTTTAACCTGGTTAGAAGCTTCATTATTCATGAAATCCTGGATAGTACCCAGTTTAATCTTAGAAGCTTGTATTACTTTATTAAGTTTCTTATTGGCCTCTGGACTTAGTTCTTTGAAAGTATGATTATTAGTAAACATTCTATTCAAAGTCTCTACAATAGGAGCATATAGAGACAGAGCTTCAGTAAATCCATAATACTCTGATAATCCAAATTCTAACTGGTTATTCTTAATCTTCTGGATAGCATCTTGATAAGAATTCAGATCTTGGATAATACCTCCAACACCATCTCCATTAGGTCCAAAAAAGAACATGAATATTCCAGCTTCAAA